TAAACCCTTCTGTGTAACGTACTCATTACTCTCATTAGTGTAGAAGAGTCTGTACTGATTTTTATTTCTTATTACTGTACTAGCAAAGGTGAAGTCTGCTGAGTCATCCAAAATATCCTTTAGTAGTGGCTGTATTTTATGGCTTAGTGTGCCCAGTTCAACGTCTGAAATTCTCTCTGTGCCTGCGATAGTGCGTAGACCATCGGTGGCTAAGAAGATTAGATCGCCTCCTATTTCCTGTATTGTATAACCACTGACACAACCTAGTCGGGCTGTTACAGTCTCTATGGCTATAGTAGAAGCATCATTAATGTTCACTAGCTTATAGATTGCAGTGTCACAAAAGATATATAGCGCGGATCTAAAACTTTTAATTCCTACGATTTTCTCAGGGACTACAATAGAACCAGAACCTGTTCCTGTATAGTCGCTGTCGTCATTATTATTACTATAGTATACTGTAGAAGGCGCATTCACTGAGTCTACTACGCACATATGCTTCTCGTGGTTCTCTATGTACGTAGCACCAGTGGGTGCTCCTGTAGTGTATTCTTCCCAGTGGAATGTACGACTACCTCCTGTTCCTTCAATACGGAAACGAGCTAAGTTGTCATCGCCTGTTGCTACATTTAATACGCCGTAGGTCGTTGTAGTTCTGCCAGTAGGGGCAGTCATCATCTTCATCTGCGCCCTACCTTGATTAGGTCTATCTAGTGCAGCAGTCGCTGGCATCTGAGCTGCTGTCTTGCCCCCTGAAGTAGTGTCTTTATTTATTTGTAGCCAAGTAATACCATCCTCAGAATAGTACACACTTGTATCTACGCAGACAACTACTCCTAATGCGTAGGGCTCTATGCCAAGAATCTTGTTAGCTCCTTCAGGCCTTGTAGCACTTGTTGTACCATACAGAGTAAAGCCATTAATCCTTCTGTACCCTCCTGAGACAGCTACTTCAAAGTTATTAAGAAGTAAAGCTACATTGGGAGTACGCAGTAGTTCATAAGGAGGAGCACTTAGGTCTAGTCCACCTGAGGATACTGTAGTATATGGCAGGAGTTCTGGCATATTTAGTAGCGTACTCTATCATCTAACATATCATCAGGTACACTGTCAATAAGATTACGACGCATTTTGGCTAAACCTTCCTTGAAATCTGCTTTAGCTTCTCGGGCCTGCTCCATGTCCTTTTTGAATAACCACAAATAGTGTCGAGCCTTATCGTATAGAACATTCATCCATACGTCTGGTACTACACATTCATCACTGTGGGCTGAGAGTGCCGTGGGCTGTACCCAAGCACTAAAGTAAATCCTATATACTTTATCAGGTAGAGGGCTTACTCCGAATGATCGAGAGTCTGCGCTCCTAAAGATTCTTACGGGAGTATCGTAGGTGGTAGCCCCTGCATAGAGTGATTGATTATCTCTGTCTCTGTAATACTTTTTATACATTTCAGTAGAGATAAAATGAAGCTCGCCTGTGATGTAGGGCGTAGATGCCCCTGTTACACCATACTCGGTCAAGTAGAAAGTGTCCCAGTCTACGGATCTAAAATCAGACCTTATATCTGCACTGGCTGTCTTTAATTTGTACCATTTCTGGCCTACTACGGTCTCAATGTACAAAGAGCCCATTTCGGGCTCCTCAGGATCTCCTTCAATCAAGAAGGGCCATTCCTCCTCTTTGTTTACTATTTCAAAGTAGGCTTTATTAATCATGTCTTTTGTATAGGCATGTATGCCCACAGCAGAACTAAAGTTACCTGAACTCAGCTCTACTTCGTTCAATTCTTTTAGTATCATGTTTACAGCAGCTAAATATGTTGTAGCCATATTACCTCTACAAAAAAAAAGGAAAGGGGCCCTTGTAAGAGCCCCATCCTTATCTTACTTATGCGTCAGTAGATGTATTCCAAAAGGCTTTGACTAAAGCATCATCACGAAGGAGTTTACGTCCATAAACGTGTAGTCCTCGTACAATGTCACCAAAGCTATTCTGGTCACGGATGGTCTCTGTGTTCAACAAAGTTCCTGCCGTGGCTACTGCCGACATATGACCAGCTAAGCAAATCTTAGCATTAGATCCTGCCGGAGTGTTATTGGATTTGTACATCTTGAATCCACGAAGAAGACCAGACGAGACCAACCCATTACGGATTGAACCTTGACCAGCATTATAGTCTACAGAAAGCAGCTTAGACGCTGACTCTGCAAGTACTTCGTAGAACCGAGGTGTAGCAACAAACCAACGATCTTCCTCGGGTACGCTCTGATCGTCCAGAAGACGAGCCATCCTAGAAAGCAGATCCAAAGGATCACTCTCGCCGGTTGCGAATCCAAGTTTAACCGCTTCAGTTGCGCCGCCGTCTACGTCCTCTAACGTACCGGCAGTTGCGTCGTCTGCTCCGATCACATGATCAGGGCCAGTAGTGGATGCTTGAGCAGAGATGTACGTAAGTACATTACTGTCCATGTTATCCTTCAACGCATACGCAGCTGAACTGGCAGCTACTTCTTTCCAATTAACATGAGACATTCTAGTCTCAATATCATCTACTACGAACTGGAATGCTCGTGCTTGGTCGACAATAAGCGTCAGCTCTTGGTCGGTCAACAGCGTTTCATTCGTGTTCGGGTTCTCGCCACGCAAATAAGCGAAAGTGGTGATTGATGGTTCTTTGATGATATTTACCGTATCACCAAAGCTTGCGATCTCACCAGTGTAGTCAGAGTTAGTGATCGCTTCAACTACCGAGGCTTTGCGGAAAAAGTTTTGAACCTTTTTACTATAAACCTCAGGTAGAAAAAACGCACCAGTCTGACCCGAAATGCCAGTATCAAAGTTAGAGATACTGGGAGTTGCGGCTTCTTCAAAATCAGCCATAATGACTCTCCATCATTTTTAGGGTCTTATACGGCCCTCCTCCATAGCTTGATTGATTTCTCGCTCATAGCGGTCGTAGTCATCGAGGGACATACGTTTAATTTCCCGTCGAGTCCAGATTTTCGGCTCCGAAGTGCTTGAAGCTCCGGTATTCCTAGTAGGCACTAGACTAGCAGCATCTACATCTGGCGCAACAGCGGGCTGCGTATTTTCATCAGCAACGTCCGTAACGATACCTTTGTCTTTCTTATAGAGATCAATCGCTCTAGCTGCAAGAACGCCATTATAAGGATTATTATAAACCCAGTCCTGTATCCCTTGGTCTTGAGCTTCTGCCCAAGCATGGAACGCAGGATCAATCTTGATGTCATTAAAGTCCGGGTGGGCTTTAAGTAAATCAACCTGAGCCTCTCTTATCTTTACAATCTTATTACGTTCTTCAACCTCTTCAAGTTGTTGAGAAAGTTTATCTGTCTTCTCTTGCGTAATGGATTCCATCAGCGCGTAGGTTTCTGGATTACTTTCTTTAAACTCTTCAAGTTCCTCGGCAGTCTTAGGGGGCGCTTTAGGTTCGGCACTGGGTGCTTCAACTACTGCGGTAGCCCTTACTTGCTCTAGCTCTTGTTTGTGAGCATTGACCTTATCGTCATAATGTTTTTTTAAGTCATCATGACGTTTCTTCCAATTAACGTCATCAGGTTTCGGAGAGGTAGCCGTGTCGGGGCTCTCGTCTTCTATTGATCTAGTGGGCATAAATAAGGTATTAGAATCTTCCTTATGTACTACTTCGCCCCCTTTGTGCCAATTTTTCCTTGCGTTATATGGGTTAGGTACTGCTTCGTTCATTACTTTCTCCTTCTGGGGCTTATTAAGTTCCGGTAGCCTTCAATGCTTGCACGAGCATCTTGGGGGCGGGACTCTTAAGGTGGCCTCTAGAGTGATAGGAGGGGCAAAAAGAATTTTGGTGGCCTCCATGTTAAGTATCTAAATGGCTTATTTGGCTGTGCAGCCTTCAAAGTCTTCTAGACTCGATAGGTGAATCCTATCTGCTTTTTGACGAAAAGCCCCTAAGGGCTATTGTCATCGGGTTAGTTTAATATTTAAGATGCTTGTGTAGTCGTGATACCGTCTTGGACTTTACACTGTCCATCAAGATACCAGTTAGTTCCGTCAGACCATACATGAGCGTAGTCACCATGAGCAGCCAGATTAGCGACAAAAGATATTGTATCTGCGTCAGTCACGGTAGCCACTGAGCCTGCTGCGTCTTCTGGGCTAGATACGTTTCCTACAATAATATTAGCACTAGAGGTTGTTACAACTGTATGAGTCGTAGTAGGCTCAGTAGCTCCAATATAGAACCAGTACTCTAGCCCGGCGGCAGGAGAAGGTAGCGTAGATACAAATGCTGTTGCTGTATTAAGTACAAATCTTGTGCCCGACTCTGATGCAAGGATTGCATTAGTGGTTGTGACCGCTTCGGTTACAGAAGGTTTCTCTACTCGTTCTGCCAAAGCGCGAACGCTTGCTACAGAAGCAGAGTTTCTTCCTGTGTCTCTTATTTCAACTATCGCCATTATTCTCTCCCTTTATATAGCTAAATTATACTGATGAAGCTGC